TGCGGTAGCGGCTGCAAGCGAATCCGTCTGCCACTCATGGAACACCGCGGTCGCTTTAGTGCGAGCCAGAGTGCTCATGATCGGGGTTTCGGTCGGGCTGATGTCGTAGATGACATCGATCAAATCTTCGCGCTGGCCAATGGCCGTGTGTGCGGTAAAGGTAGGCATGATGGACCTCAGTAATTGAATCGTTCAAACAATGAAGCTGCATCCCTGGCTTTGCCAGACTTACGCAGCCGGTTTCGTTCATGCTTCGCTGCATCAGACTCAGGGTTTGAAACCTTCCCAGTTCCGGGCTTTAGCGTCTTAGGAGCCTCGGCAACCCTCTTGGCTACCTCTGGCTTGTTAGACATCAGCTTGCGGTACTGAGCGGCTTCCCACAAAACCTGAACAGCGCGTGAGTCATAAACCTGATTGAGTTCGCCCTCCGTAAAACCGACGTTCTGGGCATACGAGCGAATATCCCGTCGGACTTCTTCACCCTTCTGCGGATCGGCATACTCTGGAATGGCTTGTTGTAGTCGAGCCTGCTGCTCGGCAAGATACTGCTGGAGTTGCGTCTGACGCTCCGCTTGTTGCTTCTCAGCAATGCGTTGCTTTTCAGCCTGAACTGCGGCTAGTTGCTTGTCTCGCTGGACAGACTCTGCGACTTTCATCGCGTAGCCAATCGGATCGGACTCTTTCAGTGACTCTAAATCTTCCGACTTGTTCTGCTCCGATAGAACCTTTTCAATTAGTTCCAATCGTTGAGCATACTGGTCTCGGAGTTGTTTGGCTTGCTCAACAGCGGCTTTTTCAGCTTCAATAGCCTTCCGCTGTTCTGCTAAAGCCTGGGTTTTCTGAGTGTAGTCAGTGCCAAGTTGATAACTCTTAATTAGGTCGTCCAACGAAACTTCGCGTTCCTCACCTGCGGCTTTCACCCGGTAGCGCGGTGTTTCCTCGACTTCCTGCTGCTCAACTGCAACCTCCGTTTCCTGCTGCTGTGCCTCGGGATTGGGCTGTTCGCCTTCCTCTGGCCCCATCAAGCCTAGAAACGCATTGGCTGCACTGTTTACATCCAGCGGGCCACTTCCTTGCGGATTGGTGTCCATATCACCCCTCAAAGGATCTTCCAACGTTTACGCTTAATCTCGGCAGTGTCAACAATCGACTGAAAGTGATTAACAACCGTGGTTAAGCATTTAATCATTCTATACGCATTTTCTCGTGCGTCAATATCTTGCTCGGACGAGTTAAGAATCAGGTCAATCTGCTCCTGTTTCAGCTTTTCCAGTTCACCCCGGAAATAATCGTCTCGCAGTAGATTCGCCGCCTGCTCTGGACTCATCCTGGGATCTCGACGTTTTGCGTAATCCCAGCACCGACCTTCGCCGCTTTCAGTTGAGCCTCAACCGCAAACTCCTGCTGCTTCAGTTGTAGCTCTGCTGCGGCTTTCTCACGAGCCAGTTGGATATCGGCCTGCGCCTTCATCCGCTGAGTCTCAATCGCTGCCAGTGCCTTCTGCTGTTCGATCTGGATCTGGGCTTGCGCCTGAGCCATCATCGCGTCCAGAGCAGGATTAGATTGCTGCTGCGGAGGTGGATTGCTCAGTTGCTGGTCTAGCTCGGGGGGAATCTCTTTGAAGAACTCGGTTGAATCCTTCAGTCCCGCCGCTTCGATAAACCGTCCAAGTGTCGCCCGATACTGTCCGACAGAGACAAGCGGATTGGCAGGGCCGAATTGCTGGAGAATCTGCTCTTGCTTCGACAGGATCATCTGAAGCATTGCCATCTGCTCGTTCTTCGATCCGGTTCCGAGTCCGACACTGATCGAAACGTCGTACAAGTTCGACCACTCTCGCGGATCCATCTCGACGAACTTGCCACGCATCCGAATCAAACGGGGCTTGTCCTGATACTTGCAGAGCAGATGCAGAATGCCGCGGAAAAGGCTCTTAACGCCCGTCTCAGCGAACAAACGAGCGATTAGCTCCATCTTGCCAGCACCGGCTTGCATCGTCGCTGCTACAGCCGCAGCCGTGACGTTTTGCAGGATGTTGGGGTCGAGACCTTGCGACGTCTCCGACACCCCAGACCGCTTGGCTTGTACCGAGTCGAAATAGCCCAGCATCGGGTAAGCGGAACCAGTGATGTCTGGCACCTGAATCGGAGCCACTGCACCAGTCGATTTCGTCCTGACAACACCACCAGGAGTGACGTTCAGCAGGTCATCCAGGTTCACCTGACCGTCAACAACCTGCATCCGAGCGTTGTTGATGAGGTAGAGGTTATCCAGCATCTGCCGAGTAACGGTGGACTTGATTAGCTGAATGTCCATCGTCCGGTCTGCCAGCGACTGACCGAAAAACTTGTGCGGAATCGGGATCGGGCAGATCACGTGAAATGGCACGTAATCGGTCGGAATGTTGGCTTCCCGCCCGTCAGCGTAGGTCAGGATCGTACTGTTAGAGTAGAAAATCTGCCGGAGTTCTGCGATCCCATCCTCGTCGTAATCCACGTACAGATAAGACTCGTAGACCTCGACCTCTTGCATTGACTCGTCGAGACTGTCCTGCTCGTAAGGTTCTTCACCAGGAGAGTATCGAGCGATCCGCTCCTCGGTGAAGTCGAGACTGTTGTAGACGGGAAGGCTGTATACCTCGTCCTTGTCGAACCCCATCTGAACGAGTTCCGACCGCGGCATCAGCCTACGGTGCGCCATGAAGGGTGATTTCGTTTCACCGAACCGCGCTTTCTTGCTGACGATCAGTTCTTCGGGAGGAATGCAGTCAATCTGAATCCGGCCTGACTTGGTTTTCTTGCGGACGACAACATTGTGCGAACGGGTGACTTGATCGACAACCGTACCGTCCGGCATCTGCATCTGCGATACGGATTCTTCCGTCTCCTGGCCGACGATCTCCATCATACCGTCTGACAGTAGTAGGACAAGCTCCGTGTCCGACAGCCCGCGGTAGGTTTCCTCGTCTACTTCGATCTTTTCTTCCCAGACCGCTTTAACCGTCCCGGTCTTGGCAAGCAGCGCGTCCTTGAACCAGTCATGCAGGATGGCAAAACCGTTGTTGTCCTTGGTAAACACCCAATTACCGTAGTCCGTCGCCTGATCTGCGCCTTCCTCATCGCCTGGGCCAACAGGCTCATATCTAGCAATCTCATCGTTTGCAGTGAATACGCGGATGAGTTGCGGCAGCGCACCATCGATGACCTCTGCCACCTCGCCAGTGACGATCTGGCTGCGACCTTCTTGCTCATTGCCGTAGGGGTTTCGCAGGTAGTAGTTAAGTGCTTCGGCACGTTCTTCCGTGGTTTCGCTGTCCAGCATCCCGATAGCATCGTCGATCTCTGCTTGCAGAATGCCGGTAAGAGTCCCGTTATCCATTTACCACCTCGCGCCTAAAATACTTCCGCTTCTCTGGGTCTTTCGTCTCCAGTTCAGCGAGTTTCTTCTCGAGTTCAGCAACTTTGCGTTGAAGTTCTTCAAACTCGCGCTTCTGAACGATGAAACCTTGTGGCATTAGCATCAGACCACCCACCTTGTATTAACGTTGATCGGCTTCGACCAGGATGATGTTTCATTCAGACCGACTGCAAGATAACGAAATGCGTCCGATCCGTGGCTAGACCAATCGTGTAAGGGTCTATCATAAAAGACTTTCTGCTTTTCGTCGAAAGTCCGGCGGTAATTCCGCAGGCAGTTCAACCCTTCGCTCGTTTGCGGGATGTTGAACCAGCAGCGGGGCAAAAGTCTGCGGACAGCTTGGATACCGTCATCCACTGATAACCGTGGCGCAATCGTGCAACTGAGGTCAGCCTGCTGTAAGACCTCCAACCTAGACTTTCCAGACCCTAGTTCTCTGACCTGTACGTCGTGCGGGACGATGTGCTCGGCCTTGTGCCAACCCTTGTTCCGCAGTTCTCGGACGTACCAATCCAGCCCGACCCCGTGGTTCTCAATGTAGTCTAGGAGTCTGACTTCTTGTCCGTGGACTTGTGCGATCCAGATCGAAGTCGAGTCGCCAATGCCGAGATCCCATGCAGCAAACGTCTTGCAGAGGTCGTCACGAACGATAGAGCAGAATCGACCTTCTCCTTCCATCTGGTTAAGAATTTGCCCATAGTAAGCCCCCTCGACAGCAGCGTGGAATGAACACTCAAACTCTTGGTCGTACTTGTCGCGCCCCATCTCCCGCAGCGCATCGTCTAGTTCTGACTGAGCAATAATCTTCGTCTGACTGGCGCGGAACTCGAGCAACTTCCACCCAGGCTCACCCTGTGCCCTGTTCCGCAGATCGTAGAAGTGATTCTGGCCTTTAGGTGTGCCGATAAACATTGCCCAGCCTTGACGGTCGGCTAGGGCAGGCCGGATCACTTCGTTCCATATCTTTGGATTCTGATCCCCCACCTCGTCCAGTACCACTCCGTCAAAGTAACTCCCGCGAAGTGAATCTGGGTTGTCCGATCCGTATAGCCCGATTCTGCGATCCCAGAAGTCGACACGAAGCTCTGAAATGTTTGGTGTGGCTCCCAGCGGACGGGTGTAGTGGAGCAGGTAGTCCCAGGCAATGCGTTTGCTCTGTGCATAGGTTGGCGCAATGTAAGCGAATCGTGGGCGTTCCTTCTGGCACATCACCGCAGACTTTACTAGCTGGTTGATGGCACTGACAGTCTTGCCTAAACGACGATGGGCCACTACCACCGTGAAGCGGTTATTCTCCATCGCCTGATGGATCTCAAGCTGTGGATCCCGCGGAGCGTAAGGGATTACGATTTCTCGGACGCCCATGTCACTGCCATTTTAAGCGGTTCGCCTTCAGAGTTTGCGTGTTCAACCACATTATGCTCGCGCCACCCTGCTCTAGTCTTTAACCAGAAGATCATCGCCGCGGTGTTCCCGGCCTTTGCCTGCTGGAATAACGTCTGAGCAATGGCAGCGTTAGCCTCCACTCTGCCTTCCATTAGCTCATGCTTGTAATGCTTTGTCAGCGTGTCGTGGTCGATCTGTAGCTTGTCGGCAATATCAACATAGCGCACCCCGACAGCGGAGAGCGTCTTGACTAGCCGACGATCCTCATCTGACGGGCTATGCCGCTTGCCTTGCATTTTTTATGTCCGAAAGTTGCTTAATAATTGGAGCGGGTGGGTCGGTGTCGCGCCGCCGCTGTGATGGCTGGTCGCCATCCATCGCCTGCTTCGCCCGCGTAATCTTTTCGCCCAGGTACATACCAGCACCCAAATCGGAAATCTTTGAAAAGGGAAGGATTGGAACAGTAAGCCGTTCCTTCGCCTCTGGATTGAGAAAATAAATGTACCGCAGCTGGAAGCCATCCAATGGCTTCGCCCCGTTCTTTTTCCACCAAGCGGCATTCTTGCCAGTGGTAGCATGGTTTGCATTTTGGAGCGTCTTGTCGGCCACAATCGTGCCATCCGGCAGCCGCAGGATCGTTTTGTTTTCTCGCACAGCAGTTAGCACGAAGCCGCTGGCGCGGTAGATCGTGCCATCACCGCACTGCGTGCCATCCGCAAAACTGATGACCCATTCGATGTGCGGGTAATGCTTGCGGATCATGCGTATGGCAACGCCCAGGGCGCGAGATTCGCTGTTCCTGGGCAGACGATCGGAAAAGGCCATCCGGTTCAATTCCAGGAAGCCATTCCAGCCGGTGCCTTCCACCAGTCCCTGCACTTTGCGCTTGTCCATCGATGGCCCGAATTGCATCGCGCCTTCCAGACGGCCATCCAGGAAAACCCCCAGGTGCAGTTGCGAATTCGGCACCACCTTGCCGCTGTAATGCACGCGGCGCACCAGGGCTGCGGCATCTTTGCCGCTGATCGGGGAAACGCGGATGTCTTTAGCTGTTGCCATGCTGCCCCAGGAATAATTCGCACACGCGGGCCAGCGCGTTGCCATTGCTGTTTTCGTTGCCGGTATCCACGAAGGCGCCCATCTGCTTCGCCACATCCAGGGCAGCGCGAACGGTTTCAGCCTGATAATCGTGCAGCATGAATGCTATCTGCTGTAGTGGTTCGCGGTCGCCAGATGCCAAATTAGGCATTCCGGTTTCCTCGGCATCAATCACCAAGCGGGCCAATTCATCTTCAAAAAATCCGGTCAGCGATAGATCAAATCCCAAATCTTTCAGGTCGGCAAGCTCAATCGCCAATAGATTGTTGTCCCAATCAGCGTTCAGCGCCAACTTGTTGTCGGCCAGAATGTAAGCCTTGCGCTGCATCTCCGTCAGATGCGACAACCTTACCGCGGGAACCGTGTCCTTGCCTAGCTTACGAGCAGCCATCACCCTGCCGTGGCCAGCGATGATGCTGTTGTCGTCGGCTATCAGAACAGGATTGTTGAACCCAAACTCTTTGATTGACGCTGCAATCTGTGCAACCTGCGCGTCCGAGTGGGTTCTGGCGTTGTTGACGTAAGGTATCAGCGTCTCAATGCTGATTTGCTCTACTTGCATTCCGACTCCTGTCTGGGTCATCGGTTGACTTTACGTTGATCGCTGACGGATTAGCTGGTCAACATCAGCGTTGCCTTTTTGCTCGGCAGTTGGAGCGAACAATGCTCGGCTTCTGCTGTCTGTAGTGTCTGGCTCGCACAGGTAATAGACTGCGAAACTGTTGCGGGTGACATCTGCTGGACAGGTTAGCGGGGCTGGTAATCCATGCCAACTGCCACGAGTATCGAAAATTATAGCCCGATTGAACTTTGGTTCAACTGCTTTTACCAGTGTGTCGGGGTCTTTGTACAGTCCTAAGTGGCCTCCCCATTCTGGCTTCCATCCTGGCGTCAGGTACACAATCAGGTTTAACCGTCGCTGGAGGTGGAGTTTCGGGTGCAGGTTGTAGTCCAAGTGGACGTTTAGCTTTCCTCCCCTGCCGTGTTGGTGTAGCCCGCCACCGTGTAACCCGACATCTGGCATGAGGTCTGCCTTGGTCAGCCGCTCCAGTATCTCCGTGAAGTGAGGACTAAGCAGGTATTGGAAGCCTTTATATGTCTCAGGCTTAAAGTGATGCCAGTCGTTGCAGGTCTGCTTGACCTCGAGCGGGTTGTCGTAGCGAAACCAACAGTCATCGTCCTTAGCTGGGAACTCTCTCGCTAAGTTGATCGCGTCAGCAAAAAAGTCATCGACAATGCAATGCCAGAAGGGGTGATGGTCGATAATCACCGCTTGTTTCTGGCACTAATCGCTTTTGCCTTTGCCTTAGCATCGGCCTTGCTGGATGCACCCCAGGCTTGCAGAGACAGCAACAAACGAGTTGGCTTACCGTCCTTGCGCTCCGGCCCCGGCATATTGCCCATCCTTGCCAGGAACGATGCTCTCCGCGGGTTGTCGCCTGACTTTACCGGAGGCTTTAGGTCGCTGCCGGGGTTTTCTCGCTCGTAAGACTTGCGCCCGGCCTCGTTTAGACCGCCCTTCGGGTTCTTGCCAGCCTTGCGAGTCCATGCGGCACTCATTCGTCCATCATCCCAGCAATCTTGATGATGATCCCGCCCTTACCTTTAGCCTGACCACCCAGCCACTTGTTGCAGACCATATCCTCTGAGCAGACAAAGTTAAGTTGGGCACAGTAACCCATGTCCTCGGCTTCGTCCTCCATGCCCTTAGCAATGCCGTTTTCGAGACAGCCTTGCATCTCATCCGACTGTACGAACGCAGCGCAGTTCTCGCACTTGTACTCTGCGTCCTCGCCTGCTTCCATGTAGTCGGCTTTCTCGACTGCCTTCTGCTTGTTGGCGTCGTTTAGCTCGGCATCACCAGTGACAATAGGACACTTCATTTTCTCACCTGAACTTTGCGGTTTTTGCAGCGATCCGTTTTGGTTGCGCCACAAACTGTTTGCCGGCAGCCTTACCCGCTCGCTTGGCTCTTGTGGTCGCTGCGTACTCAGCTGGGGTTAAAGATTTAATCGCAGCCTCCGGTAGATACCGCTCACCCGTTTCAGATGACGGTTTCCCAGACTTTGTGCGCCACTTCTGCGCTGTCCAGTCTTTCAGCGAACGCTGCGAGGCTTTCACTTGTAACCACCACCCTTGGCTTTGTATTCCTTCGCCAACAACTGCGCCTTCCGAGCCGACCACTGCCCTGCCGCTGTGCCTTGCGTAGCAGCAGCCTTGATCTTGTTGAACAAGGCTTTACGCATCCCCGGCTTCGTGTAGTTACCAGCAGCGTTGACAGTGGACTTCTTCATTTCTTGGCTGGCATCTTCTTGTAGGCTTTCTTCGGCGTCTTGGCAATCATTTCTTTTGCCACCGACATCGGAACACCAGTGTCTTTCGCCACCTTCTTGCTGCCAGCGGCTGCGTACATGAGTCGCTGTTGAGCCTTGCTAGTGATCGGCATATCAGTCCTCGACGATAGAAGTTAGATGCCCGATTCGGCCTCGTACCCCTATTGTACCGACTTCGTTGAGAATGTCACGAGACAAAAACTTGTAGAAGCCATGCTCCATGTCGAACACCTTTCCACTGTCCCACTGCTCGTGGAAGAACTTCTCTATCTGTTTCAGCGTCTCCAACATCTGCGGGATCAGGTTGTAGTCGAACGAATAGAGCCGGGTCATCAGCATCCCATCAGTCCCGACATAATCCAACGGGTAGCCTGTCTGCCTTGCCTGTGCGAACGTAGCTTTGTTCGCAACGTGAGCCTGCAAGTTGAACTGATCGGTCAATACGTATCGACCTGAAATCTTGAAGATGTGACTGTATCGGTTGGGAATGGTTGAGAGAATGTCTATCGTTGTGTGCAACTCGATAGCGTTTTTGATATACGCAACGTCTCGTCCTGTTTTTTTGACTCCCTGAATAAACCGAGAGTTGTAATGCTTAACAGTCGCTCGAGGAAACACGACATTCTGATGCTCAAAACTTGATTCCAGCACCCAGATTGAAGCAATCGGACACGCTCGGTGAATACTCTCAATAGTTTGTTGCGTTTCGTGCAACCGCTGAGGATCGCCGTTAATAGCAGAAGTGACAAGAAACAGAATCACCATTTACCTCGCGTCGATTTCCAATCCTGCCGAGCAAACACCATCTCGCCGGAATACGGAAGCCCTGCGAAATGATCCGGCAGAAAGAAATGGCTAGGCCAGATCGTGAGGTCACGGTATTCGTGGTTCACCCAGGTACTCGTCAACCTTGTCGGGCCTGAGAACTGCCATGCCATCAGGTCGCCAGGATCGTCATTCAACAGATCATCGACAATCTGCCCGATAAACGGATGGTTAGGGATCGCCCCTACCGCACCGTTAGACAGCAATCCTGGCCTGAGAAGCTCCGACTCCCACGAACACCAGACATCCGGCTCTAGCATCCAGTCAGGAATGGCCCTGAAAGGCTCTGAATCGGCGTCTAACGCGATCCCGCCGTGTTCGTATAGGATCTCCCACCTCATGCAGTCTGCGACGCCACAAAGCTCTGTTTTCCAGAAGTGCTTCATGTGCTTGGCAAGTCGCCAGCCTGCGGACAGGTCGGCGTTGCCCCAGAGGTTGACCTCAAAGTCGGGGTTGAGGTTCTTCCACCGCTGGATGGTTTGGAGCGGGGCTTTGGTTTCGTCGCCCACCCAGACGAAGTGCAGGATCTTGGGGATCACAAAAAAATCCCCCTGCAATAGGGGGAAAAGGAGGAGACGCTCACAGTTTATCCCGTTGCAATTCGATCTGTCTAGCGCAGATTCTGGCGTCGGCTGAGATTTCCAGCGCGAGATTTATTGCGCGGTCGATGTCTTTTTTTAGCAGCAGGTCGTGCAATTTCGACAAGTTCATCTTCATCGTCAGGTAATTCGTGATCCAGTCCTGCATAGTTTGAACTCCAGAGTTGATAGTTTTGACGCATGACCCTGCGATCCATTGGTTCGAGTCCTGCCAGCTTTTCGTGTGATGTGTTGTTCATTATCCTTAAAAGTTGATCGCGGAACACTGGTGGATCGTAATCTAGCCAATCAAGGTATCCGTCAGAAGCGTCTGAAAACAGGAATCGACACGCTGTCCTGGCCTCGACAGTCATAATCGGACGCTTGCCCTCCATGACAGGACGGTGCGTCATGTCTCGGATGGCCAGAGATACGACAGCGGCTAATAGTCGGGCTTCAGGTTGTGAGTCCACGTTTGGCCTTTTCGATTGCTCGGTTGATCCAGCTTGGCGGGGTAGAGATTTCAGCAGAGACGTAGTAGATCGACTGGTAGGGGTGGGAGACATAGACAGCGTTGATGGCTGCCCTGTCATCTGGCCCTAGTTTCTGGACGACAGCATCAACGATCTTCGCGTCTGTCTGATCTGCTAGCGGCTCTTTCCGCTTCCAAGCTGCCCAATTGTGTAGCCTCGACTCCACAGAACCTCCCCGATAGTGCGCGGAACCGTTCAGCCCCGCAGTGGAAACAAACATAAAGTTCGACAACAGAATGCTCAGTGATTGATTGATCGACAAGTCTGAAATCATTTTGGCAAGTCATGGCTCAAGTACCTCAGTTCGACGATCCTTGCACACTCTCTCAGTTTTGATACGTTCGTTCGCTTCATGACCTCGATTGCGATTGCAACGAAAGTTTCAACTTCAGCACGTTCATCGTCACCCCACCCGATCAGTTCTGCAATACAAGACTTGAGACGCTCGTCCTTCAGCTTTGCGATTGTCTCAACGACATACTCCAGGTCATCTCTCGACAGACTGTTGCGCTGCTGGACGAGTTCTATCATCCGTCCTGCAATCTGATCGACAGTGATCGGGTCTTTACGCATTTGTCTCCTTATAAGTTTTCAAATTGCTTTCTGTCGGCCATGGCAGGCTTCCGTGCCTTCGCCTTCCAAATTCGCTCATGGATTCACACAAGTACAAATTTGATAACCTGTTATCTAGCCCTTGGTTGTTGATATGAATGACAACCTCGGTGCGCTTTATCATTCTCCCTAAGTATTTTGAAATAATTATCCGGTGCTCAGCCATGTATTTGCCTACATAGCCTTGGCGTTTTCCAACCAACACAAACTTATGATTAGCGTGCTTTTGCACATGCTCGCCGCCACGGAACCCATGGGCGTTCACTCCTGAGAAAAACACATTCTTACATTTAACAGAGCATGTGTACTGGTTTTCTTGTCTTTCTCTACTGATTGGATAAAACATCACGCCGCAAACAGCGCATGGTTTTTCTTCAAATGATCGCGATCCGGCTACAAAGCACTGCTTCGAGCAGTACAATCTTCGTCCATCCCCCCACGTTGCTGTTGATGATCGTTTCGCTATAAACATAGAACCACAATACAAACACGCTTTATCTGTTGGTTGTACACAGTTCCCTAAAAAACATTTCCGACTACAGAACCTTCTATCCGCACCGTGATCGGGACGCGCCAAAAATGTGTCATTGCAGTTTCGGCATGTGTACTGTGTGCGAGGTAGCAATCCAGATTTGTTGCGGCATGTAATAGAACAGAAGCGAGATTTGTTTTTCCTATGGTTAGGACATGCGTACTCTATCTTGCAATGCTCGCAAGTTTTAACAACAGCTGGCCCGTATGTCATGCGTTCTTCTCTTTTAGCTTTGCATCGACCATGTAAACCAGCGCCTGCCAGTTGGTTCTATCGCCGAAAGTAGCGCGATTGACTAGAGCACGTGCTTCGTCGTCCGTCAGTTCGACCCATTGGCGCTTCTCAGCCTGCTCGATGGCAGCGCGGAGGCTGTCCATAGCTGCGTCAATCTCACCCGGCAGAGCGATAGCGTTCTCGCCAATGCTGAGTTGGTTGATTTGCTCCAACACTTCCAGCGCCATGCGGATGATGTCGTCTCGGTTCATCGCTCCAACCTCCCATCTGGGTTTCCATCTCCATCCACGCTCATTCCCTCCGCTGGCACCTCGTACGTTGACCACCTGTGCTCGCAGTTAGAACAGTCGCGTAGTCGCCACTTCCATCCGTATCGAGTGTCTCGGCGGCTCTCCTTTACCTTGCTCTGCCACGATCCGCATACAGGACACAGACTCATTTTGTTTTCCGGTTGTCGTTGATGATTACCGGGAACCGATCCCCGAACCCAGCAAACGTAAGCCTCTCCAACCTCGCTGCCATCGTCCTGCGGATCACCTGTTTCCCGTTCCACTTGAACCGATAGCCAGCAAGGTGGTACTCCACAATTCCCTTGCAGTCTGCTATCAGCGCATCCACTATTTTCTGCTCGTCTGTCATAGTTTGGTATTGGGGGAAACCCGTAGTCTTGCTTTCATCTCTGCCAGTGCAGCCCGACCAACATCTGTCTGTACTTTCGGGGCTGGCAGCGCGTCATAGGTTCTGTGCTCTACTCGGTCAAAGTCCTTGCACATCCCGATAAACTCGGACAGGTTGGGGGGCCATTCGCGTTTCTGATGCGGTAGAGCGTCCATAACCTTTCGCAAAACATCTGGCTTGCAGGATTGCAGGAAGTTATTCCAGGCTTCCTTGGCTGGCATGATTGCGTTGTCGTCATGCTCAAACATGACCTTGAACTTCTGCGCTCCGTATAGAGCGACAAACCTCTCAAAAACTCGGTCCGCTAAGTGCATTTAGCCGCTCCTGATAGTCAGCATCGATAACGGTCACAACGTCTGGTTGGCGTCGGCCCATCAATAAGTCCATTTTGCGATCTTGCTTGGCAGGTTGGGAATTAGGGGAAACCCTAGTGTTGCGAATCCAGTTCCGCCACGTTGCTGTCCAGTCGGCCTTGACGCCCTTGCTCCCAGGCTGTGCGATCCAGTAGTCGCGGAACGCATCGAACGTCTTGCGCGGCTCGAGGTCTGGACGCTCCTGCTTGCAGAAGTCAATCCAACTGTCCGGCATCTCCTGAAGATCAAAGCGCGATCCGCGCGACCTCTTTTCTTTTATATGGTTATTGGTTATTGGTTCTTGGTTATTGGTTAGTTGAACATCTGTTGGCTGGGTGTCTGACACTTGCTCAACAGGTGTTGAACTAGTGTTAGCCCTGTGTTCAGCAGATGCTTTGCCAGCCTTGCTACGCTTGTGGATAAGTTGCTTGTATTCTTTGATTTCAGCGTCACAGCGCGTGTGATGCCAGCATCCGTCTTCAAGTCTGAAGTACGAAACAAGGATCAGTTG